CCTGTTTTTTTTCTCTCCCCGGGCCGATGAAACTGGATGATCAAGGAGGCAGAGCGTGTCCGACTCCGCTCGTCCGCTGTCGGAACTCAGGGACTCTGGCCTGCTGTGGCTGATCAATCGGACCGTCTTCCATCCGCGTGGCTTGGCGCTTGCCCTGATCGCTGGCGAGGGCGGCGCGATCGCCGGGTGGCGACTGATCGGAGACGGCAGCGAGCCGATGTGGTTCGCGCCGGAAGACGAGGTGGATCTCTTCGCCCACGCTCAAGCCACTCTGCGCCAGGCGGGAGGTTCCGATGGGGCCCGTTGAGGAAGCCGTCCGGAACGACGTCGAGCAGCTCGGCGACCTGGTCGGCGTCGAGCCTTCGCTCTCGGAGGTCGCCTACCGGCTGGCCCGTGAGATCGACGGCACCGCCGAGTGCGAGACGTGCGGCGAGCCGATCCCCCAGGAGGAGACGAGGACGCTCCCGCAGTTGACCCGCGAGCTCCGGCAGACGCTCGCCCAGCTGTTGGAGGGGCGGGCCGCTGACGATGACGACGACCTCGGAGACCTGGGCTCCCCCGGCTGAGTTCGCCGAGGATCTGTACGAGCGGTACGGGCTGACGTGCCCACCACGCTGGGGGACCCCGCGGCATCCTGACCGGCCGTCGCTCGGGCCGAAGCTGTGGAAGGTGATGGCCAAGCTCGGCGCTCCGCCGATGCCGTGGCAGAAGTACGTCAGTGACGTCGCCCTGGAGATCGACCCGGACACCGGGCTGTTCGCGCACCGGGAAGTCGGGCTCTCCGTTTCCCGGCAGCAGGGCAAGACCGAGCTGTGCCTCGGCGCGCAGGTGCACCGGTCGCTGGCGTGGCCGCGGCAAAACGTCATCTATGCCGCGCAGACCAGGGGCATGGCGAGGCAGCGCTGGGAAGACGAGTTCTGGGAGAAGATCTCCGGCTCGGATCTGGCCAAGCTGGCGCGCATCCGGAAGAGCAACGGCAACGAGGCGATCCTGTGGGGCCGCACGCGTTCGCGCATGGGTATCACCGCGAACACGGAGAAGGCGGGCCACGGGCCGCCGCTCGACATGGGGTTCATCGACGAGGCGTTCGCTCACGAGGATGACCGGCTGGAGCAGGCGTTCAGCCCGGCCATGCTGACCCGGGCCATGGCTCAGCTGTGGTGGGCGTCGGCCGGCGGCACTACGAAGTCCGTGTGGCTGAACAAGAAGCGGGAGCGCGGGCGTGCGCTGATTGAGGCGCTGTTCGCCGCGCTCGCTGAGGACGCGCTGACGCTGCGCCCGCGGGTGGCGTTCTTCGAGTGGTATGCCCCGGAGGAGATGGACCGGTCGGACCCGGCGACGTGGCGGGCGACGCTGCCCGCGCTGGGGCACACGGTGACTGAGGAGATCATCGCGGCCGAGCTGGAGAAGATGGACCCGGCCGAGTTCGACCGCGCCTACCTCAACCGGACGCGGAAGCCGACGCCACCGACCGACCCGAACGTGCCGAAGGGGAAGTGGCCCGGCCTGGTCGACAAGACCAGCCAGCCGGACGCCGTGAGCGTCGCCCTGGCGCTGGACGTATCGCAGGACCGCCAGCGCTCGGCGATCAGCGCGGCCTCGCTGCGGCCCGACGGCAGGGTGCACGTCGAGGTCGTCGCGTACCGGCCGGGCACTGACTGGGTGGTGCCCGCGATGGTGAAGCTGCACGCGTTGTGGAAGCCCGTCGCGGTGGCGGTCGCTGCGGGGTCGCCAGCCGCCTCGCTGATCGACGATCTGATCGCGGCGGGCATTGACGTCCCGGAGGACAAGGACGAGCCGCAGCGCGGGGAGCTGGCGGTGATGCGGACGGGCGACATCACGGAGGCGTGCGGGCAGCTGGCCGACGCGATGAACCAGGGCACGGTGCGGCATCTCGACCAGGTGCCGCTTACGGCGGCGGTGAACGGGGCCAGGACTCGGCGGCAGGGCGACGCCTGGACGCTGGACCGCACCAGCTCGCTGACGGAGATCAGCCCGCTGTGCGCGGTGACGTTCGCCCGGTGGGCGCTGGTGATCCGGGGCCCGCACGTCCTCGACGACTACGACCCGCTCGATTCGATCTACTGAGGAGGGGCGTAGTGCGAGAGCGGATGACGACGGCGCTCGACACCGCAGGTCTGCTGCTCGTCGCGGCCGGCGCGGGTGCCGGGGTGTACCAGTGGCTGGGGTGGGTGGCGCTCGCCGTCAGCGGCGCCGTAGTCCTCGCGGGCTCCGCGCTGGCAGACCGGGCGCCCCGGCGGAAGGGCGGTAAGACGTGAGCCTGTTCCGCCGCCGCGACCACGCGGGCCAGACCGCCGACCAGATGATCCCGCCCCGGCCCGGCGCTTCGGGCGGGGCCGCGGCGGTGACGAACGAGACGGCCCTACGGCACAGCGCAGTGTGGGCGTGCCTTCGACTCCGGGCCAACCTGATCAGCACCATGCCGGTGGACCTGTACCGCAAGGTCGACGGCATTCAAGTCGAGGTGCCCAAGCCGCCCGTCCTCGTCACCCCCGGCGGCGACGAGGTGGAGATGCCCGAGTGGATGTACTCCAGCCAGTTCGACCTCGACCGGGCGGGCAACACCGTCGGCCTGATCACCGCGAAGGACGGGCTCGGCTTCCCGGCCCGCATCGAGCTGGTGCCGATCCTCGACGTCACGGTGCGCATGCGCAAGGGCAAGAAGACGTACCGGATCGGCGGGAAGATCTACCAGCCGGAGGAGGTCTGGCACGAGAAGCAATACACCGTGGCCGGCCTCCAGGTCGGGCTGTCCCCCGTGGCGTACGCCGCGTGGTCGATCAGCGAGTACCTGTCCATCCAGCAGTTCGCCCTCGACTGGTTCTCCGGCGGGGCGATCCCCAACGCGCACCTGAAGAACACCGCAAAGCAGCTGACGCCGGAGCAGGCCGACGGAGCCAAGCAGCGGTTCAAGGCCGCGGTCATGAACCGAGATCTGTTCGTCACCGGCAACGACTGGGACTACGAGATGATCCAGGCCGAGCACGCGGGCGCCGACTGGATCGCAGCGAAGCAGGCCAGCATCGGGGACATCGCCCGCTACTTCGACTGCCCGTCCGACCTGATCGACGCGGCCGTGTCCGGCAGCTCGGTGACCTACGCCAACATGACCCAGCGCAACCTCCAGTTCCTGGTCATGTCGCTGGGCCCGGCGGTCAAGCGGCGCGAGGACGCGCTCAGCCGCCTCACCTCCCGGCCGCGGTTCGTGAAGCTGAACACGAACGCCCTGTTGCGGATGGACCCGCAGACGCAGGCCACCGTCCTCAAGACACAGATCGACGGCCGAATGATCGCGCCGTCCGAGGCCCGCGCCCTGTACGACCGCATGCCCTTCACCGAGGACCAGCTCGCCGAGTTCGACCGGCTGTTCGGCAAGGGCACCACGCCGGCGCCCACCACCGCGACCCCGCAAGGAGGCACACCTTCATGACCGACATGGCGACCCTGCGGCAGCAGGCTGCCCAGGCCCGCGCCGGCGCGGCGGGCTCCACCTCGATGGCCGTCCCCCGAGACCGGCCCGAATCCCCCGAGGTCCGGTTCACGTCGCAGCTGCGGGCGAAGAAGGTCACGCGCAACGACATGGACTGGTACGAGGTCGAGGGCTACGCCAGCGCCTTCGAGCAGGGCTACGAGATGTACGACTGGTACGGGCCGTACACCGAGATCGTCAGCGTGGGCGCAGCGGACAAGACGCTGGCCGCCGACCCCGAGGTCGTGTTCCGCTTCAACCACGCGGGCACCCCGATGGCGTCCACCCGCAACGAGCGGCTGGAGTTGTGGGCGGACGAGCACGGGCTCGGCCAGCGCGCGTGGCTGAACCCCAAGAGGGCGGACGTGCAGCTGCTCGTCCAGGCCATCGAGGACGCGGACGTGCGCGAACAGTCGTTCATGTTCCGCATCACCTCCGGCCACTGGTCCCCGGACTACACCGAGTACCGCATCGACGCGTTCGACCTGGAGCGCGGCGACGTCGGCCCGGTCACCTACGGCGCCAACCCCCACACGTCCATCGCCGCCCGCTCGGGCGAGTTCCTGGACGCGATCCCCAACCTCCCGCCGCTGGTCGCCCGCGAGGCATACGCGCGTCTCGCCCAGCGCTCCGACCTGACCGCCGCCCCCGCGCCGCAGACGCCGGCGCCTACGCGGGCGTCGGCCCCGGCCGCCGCCGGGCGGTCGATCTCCATGCTCCGTACCCGGCTGCTCGTCGAGCAGGGCGAGGACTGAGCAACTGACACAGCACGCTCTCCGGCAGACGCCCGGAGGCGACCGCCTGTGCCGCCCGGCAGATGACCCGGGTGGGCCGTGGCCCGCTGTCGCTACACCCCACGACCCATCTGCACGAAGGGACATCACCCATGCCCGGAACCATCGACGACCTGATCGCTTCGATCGAGGTCGAACTGGAGGCCGCCCACAAGCGGCAGAAGAAGTGCGGCGCCGAGATCCAGCTGATCCTCGACAAGGCGCAGCAGGACGGCCGTGCCGCCCTGACCGCCGACGAGGACGAGCGGGTCACCGAGCTGTTCGCCGCCCGCGACCAGGCGAAGAACGACATCGTCGGCATCGAGGGCAAGCTCGCCAACGCCAACAAGATCAAGGCCGAGGAGATGGAGCGGGAGGCGAAGCAGCGGGAGACCCGGGAGACGCAGACCCGCAAGCCCGCCTACGACCAGCTGCACCGCGTCGGCCAGGAGGAGCGGACCTACCGCAAGGACCAGGACCCGCTGGGCAAGGGCTTCCTGATGGACATCGCCCGCCAGTTCTCCCACCAGGACGTCGAGGCCGCCTCGCGCCTGGCGCGGCACATGCAGGAGGAGCGGGTCGAACGGGCCGAGTACCTCCAGCGCGCGGTCGGCACGGGCGCGTTCACGGGCCTGACGGTGCCGCAGTACCTGACCGACATGTACGCGCCGGCCACCGCCGCGCTGCGGCCGTTCGCCGACATCTGCAACCGGCACCCGCTGCCGGACCAGGGCATGTCCATCGAGATCTCCCGGATCACGACCTCCAGCTCGGCGGACCTCCAGGCCACGCAGAACTCGGGCGTGGCCGAGCAGAATATGGACGACACCCTGCTGTCGGTGCCGGTGCAGACGGCGGCCGGCCAGCAGACCGTGTCTCGGCAGGCGATCGACCGCGGCACGGGCATCGAGGACGTCGCGTTCCAGGATCTGTTCAACCGGGTCGCGACCCGGCTGGACACGACGCTGCTGAACCAGGCCACGACCGGTCTGGCCGCGGTGGCGTCGGCGAACGCCTACACCGACGGCACCCCGACCGGCGCCGAGCTGTACCCGAAGATCCTCGGCGCCGCTGCGGGTGTGGAGGCGAACCTGCTGGCGATGGGAGCCCCGACCCACGCGGTCATGCACTCGCGCCGCTGGTACTGGCTGTCCAGCCAGATGGCCAACACCTGGCCGATGATCAACTCGCAGAACATTCCGGTGCAGGCGTCGGGCACCCTCGACCCGAACAGCTCCTACGCCTCCGGCCCGCGCGGTGTGCTGCCCAACGGCATGCTCGTTGTCGTCGACAACAACATCGCGACGAACCTCGGCGCGGGCACGAACGAGGACGAGATCTACGTCGTCCCCAACACGGAGTGCCATCTGTGGGAGGACGCCAACGCGCCGCTGTTCATCCGTGCCGAGCAGCCGGCCGCCGCGTCCCTGGGTGTCCTGCTGGTCGCCTACTCCTACTTCGCGTACACGTTCGGCCGGTACGCGAACGGCATGCAGAAGGTGGGCGGCACGGGCCTGGTCACGCCCGCGTTCTGACCGTCCGCCGCGCGGGCCTGGGTGCTCACCGGCCTGGGCCCGCGCGGTCCACCACGGCACAGGGACGGGAGGTCCACCAGCATGCCGACCATCACCGCGCTCGGCGGCGAGCGGTACCCGAACAGCGCACGCCTGTCGGCCGCGCAGACCGGCGACGGCCCCTCGACGAACATCGTCGACCGGGGCGCCGCGACCGAACGCCCGGCGCTGCTCACGATCGTCACCACGGTCGGTGCCACGCCGACCTGCACCTATGCGATCGAGGGCAGCGCCGACGGGGTGGCGTGGTTCGCCGTCTCCTACGCCGAGACTGCCACCCCCGACACGGGCAGCGTCGCTGCGTTCGACATCACCACGGCGACCACCACCCGCAAGATCCTGCGGGCCCACCAGCCGTGGCGCTTCCTGCGGCTGACGTACTCGGCGAACACCAACGTCACGAACACCGCTGACGTGCACGTCTTCTAAGGAGGAGACACATGGCGAAGGACGAGAGGATGATCGCCGCGCTGCTGCGCGAGCGAGAGGGCTACGAGCGGCGCAACCTGGACGACCGCGTGCGTCAGGTCGACGAACAGCTGGAGCACTACGGCCACAAGCCGGAAGGCCGCGGGCCGAAGGGACGCTCGACGCCCCCGCAGCAGACAGCCGACCAGGGCGCCGCCGCGAGCAAGCCGCCGGCGAAGAAAGCCGCCGCCAAGAAGACGGCCGTGAGCACGCCGCCGCCCGAGTCCACCACCGAGCAGCCGGCCCCGCCGCCCGCGGAGTGACCGCCCGTGGCGAACGAGTACGGCGACCTGCCCACGCTGCGGCGGCGGGTCGGGCTGGAGGCCAGCGACGAGACGATGGACGACGACCTGACGTCCGCGCTGGCCGCCGCCTCCGGCTCCATCAACCTGACGTGCGGGCGCCGCTTCTGGCTGGACCCCGCTCCGGTCGCGCGCACCTACCGCCCGAGCGGGCGCGTGGTGTGCGAGCCGGACGGGGAGCTGCTCCTGGTCGACGACATCGGCAGCTCCACTGGGTTGGTCGTCGAGACCGGCCCGGCCGGCGGCCCGTGGACGGCGGTCACCGGGTACGAGACGGCGCCGGACAACGCGCTCGCCGACGGCAAGCCGGTCACCGGTCTGCTGCTGGCGAGCGGCGCCTGGTCGTGGTCGCGCGGCAGCACCACCCGCGTCCGTGTCACCGCCCAGCACGGCTGGCCGGCGGTCCCCCCGGACATCACCGAGGCCGCTCTGCTCCTGGCCTCCCGCCTCTACAAGCGGAAGAACAGCCCCGAGGGCATCCTCGGTTCGGCGGAGTGGGGTGTCGTCCGGCTG